AACTCCAAGGCTGACGCAAAGGCAAAAGCTAAAGCTATATCCGCAAGGAACAAGGCAAAAGCGAAATGAGGCAACCCAATGACATTACTTGAACTGGTCAACGATGTATTGATTCGTTTGCGTGAGCCTGTTGTAACCACTTACAACGAAACCACCTATTCCACCCTTATTGCCAAGTTTGTCAACGATACAAAGCGTCAAGTTGAAGATGCTTTTAGTTGGAATGTACTTGGTCAAACAGTCACTATTACCACTGCTGCTGGCACATACCAATATGGTTTAACTGGTGCTGGACAGAAGTTCCAGGTAATGGATGCCATTAATGCAACTGCAAATATTGGTTTGACAAACACCACTTTTGTGGACATGAATCGTAAGCAGAACTTCTCTACGATCATGACTGGCATCCCGACTGAATACAACTTTGATGGCGTAGATACAAACTACAACACCAAGGTAACGCTGTATCCAAGGCCAGATGGTGTGTATAGCATCATGTTTGCCCTAACAATTCCACAAGCTGTATTGGCGGCAGATGGCACTGTCATTCTTGTGCCAGATGTGGTTGTTGCTCAAGGCGCTTATGCAAGGGCATTGGTTGAGCGTGGTGAAGATGGTGGCCTGTCTTCATCTGAGGCTTACACACTGTTTCGATCCATGTTGTCGGATTACATTGCCTTGGAGGGCAGTCGTTATCCTGAGAATCAAGAGTTTATTCCGCAATGACACAGCAAATCCAGACATTTTCTGTCTCAGCCCCAGGTTTTTTTGGGCTGAACACACAGGACTCTCCGCTTGATTTAGCGGCTGGATACGCTGCTATTGCCACAAACTGCGTGATTGACCAGTATGGGCGTATTGGCTCTCGTAAGGGTTGGTCAAGGGTAAATACATCCTCTGGCAACTTAGGGGCCAACAATATTGGTGTCATCCATGAGTTGGTACAGACTGATGGCACTTTGACTGTTCTGTTCGCTGGAAACAACAAGCTGTTTAAACTCAGTGGCACAAGTGTTGTTGAGTTGACATATGGGGGGGGAGGTACTGCCCCAACAATTACCGCAAGTAATTGGCAGTGCGCCTCCTTGAATGGGATCACATATTTCTTCCAAACAGGGCATGATGCTCTTGTTTATGACCCTGTTGTCAGCACTACCACATTCAAGCGTGTAACTGAGAAAACTGGTTATGTTGCGACTGTTCCACAAACCAACATTGTTATCTCTGCTTATGGGCGCTTGTGGACTGCCAATAGCACTGCTGACAATGTAACTGTCTATTTCTCTGACTTACTGGCTGGTCATGTTTGGTCAACAGGCACATCTGGCAGCTTGGATATTTCCAGAGTTTGGCCCAATGGTTCAGATGAAATCACTGGTTTGGCGGCTCACAACGGGTTCTTGCTGATCTTTGGTAAGCGTCAAATTCTGATTTATTCAGGTGCAACTACGCCATCGAGCATTACCCTGCATGATGCTGTGAGCAACATTGGTTGCATTGCTAGGGACTCCATTGCCAACACAGGCAGTGATGTGATCTTCCTGTCAAACAGTGGTATTCGGTCGTTCCTGAGAACCATTCAAGAGAAGTCTGCCCCTTTGCGAGACTTGTCCAAGAATGTTCGCAATGACTTGATGACTATTGTTAATGCAGAGACATTGGCAAACATCAAGGCAGTCTATTCAGAGACAAATGCTTTCTACCTGATTAACTTCCCTCTTGCCACACAGACCTACTGCTTTGACACCAAGGCGGCTTTGCAAGATGGTTCTTCACGGGTAACTGTGTGGGATTCCATCACGCCAACTGCTTTCCTTGCTAAACGCAATGGAGACTTGCTGATTGGCAAGAATGGTTATGTGGGCAAGTATGGGACTTATCTTGACCATGCAAGCACATACCGATTGCAGTATTTCACCACCTATGCTGACCTGGGACAGCCCAATGTCACATCTATCCTGAAACGCATTGCTGTGGTGGTGATTGGTGGCTCGAATCAAGGTTTCATCATCAAGTGGGGATACGACTTCACTGGTCAGTATTACTCCACCACATTGCAAATTCCTCAGTCTACTGTTGCTGAATATGGTACTGCTGAGTATGGGGCAAATGGTGTTCCTGTTGCCTACTACTCAGATGGTATTTCTTTGCAAACTTTGGTTGGTCAAACATCAGGTTCTGGCAAGACTGTGCAGACGGGTTATGAAGTGCAGATCAATGGGTATCCTGTGAGCATTCAAAAGATTGAGATACAAGCCAAGAATGGCAAACTGGTTTAAGGAAGAAACATGGCAAATTACACCAAAACCACCAACTTTGCGGCTAAAGATGCTTTGTCGCCAGGGAATGCAAGCAAGGTTGTCAAGGGAACTGAGATTGATACTGAGTTCACCAACATTGCCACTGCCATTTCAACTAAGGCAGATGGAACCTTCACAAACTTTAGCTTTGTTGAGAGTGGGTCTAATCTGCTTATTCGTCACTCAGGAACTGATGTGATGAAGATTGACAGTTCTGGGAATCTGACTGTGTTGGGCAACATTGTGGCTAACGGCACTGTCTAATGGAAATCAAACCATTTTATTCTGGTAGGGCGTACTACGATATCACCGCAGATGATGGTGAGAAGTATGTATTCGTCCCTCAAGAATTTGTAGAAAAAGGGTTTGTACAGGGTGGACAACAGTTTTATAGCCCTGGATTCTTAACACCTGACGCATTGAGTGCGGCATCTGCCTTTACTCTGCCAAGCGATTCTTCTTTAACAGATGCAGCAAAGTCAATTTACAAAGAGCCAACAAAAGGATTTGTTTGGAAAGCAGATGACTTTAATAAGATAAATTACGATGATTTTTCAATTAAGTCTTATGAACCAAGTGGAGGATATGGGTTAATTAAGGGATACGCAATAAAAGATGGCGTTCCTTATTATGCTCAAGCTACAGCTCCTGGGGCAAACTACAGCTTATTAGATAAGAGTGGAACAAGCACAAGCACCACGATAACTTACACCAGAACTGGCGGCGGTGGTGGTGGTGGATTTTTTGCGGATTTAGGCAGAGAAATTTTAAAAGCTGGCCCAATTTTGCCAGCGGCATTAGATATTGTTGGTGCAGCTTATGGACTGCCTGGAATTGGCACTGCGATTGGCCTTGGTACTGCTGGAGGTCTTGCCGCAACGGGTAGACCAGAGGCGGCACTTAACTATGGTGCAGCAGCACTTATTGGTCAGTTAGGTGTTGGTTCTAGCGTTGCTGGTGCAACTGGCTCTAATCTTGCTGGTCAAGTGGCATCAGGAACGACTGCTGGACTTCTTACTGGGAAGACACCAGAAGAAGCACTCAAGGGCGGTGTTGTTGGCGCTGGTGCTGGCGTTGTAGGAAGCACTATTGCTGGAGAAACTGGTTCTGCGGCTGCTGGTCAATTGGCGGCAGGAACCACTGCTGGCTTACTTACTGGAAAGAATGTTGAGCAATCCTTGGCTCAAGGTGTTGGCAATGTAAAGCTAGATTCTCTAATCCCAGATACTGGCGTAACAGTTGCCAATGAAGCACAGGTCACTGCTGGTCAACAAGACTTGCAGAATCAGTTGGCTCCTTTTGAGGTGGATACAACTGCATCAGCATTTGACACAAAAGACATTATTGATGATAGTTCTGGGTTTACTGTTTCGCAGCCAGCGACACCGATAACCACTGCAACACCTACAACACCGACTACCACCGCAATACCAACAACACCGATTACCGTAAATACTGGAGGAAATATGGCAACAGATTACACAGAAGACCCGTATGGCTACAGCGGAGGTACTGGAATAGATTCTGGTAGCAATATTGCTGATCCGTATGCTTTGCTTGACCCTGTAACTGGCGAATACTTTGTTGGCGCTGACGATCAAAACTATGACCCATATACAGCCACTGTAAGCGATGCAATTCAAGATTATGCAAAAGGCACTGGCCTATCAGTCAAAGATGTTGTTAAATTCTTTAAAGACAACCCTAATCTTGCTAAATCGGCAACTAGTTTGATTGCTGGTGGTGTTGGCTTGTTTGGCACTAAGTTGTCTACAGAAGCTGCCACTGCTGCCGCTAAAGCTGCCGCTGATGCACAGAAGTTCAAGCCTGTTGGCGTGACCACTAGGTTTGGCACAACAGACTATACATACGATGCTGAAGGCAACCTTAAAACTGCTGGTTACACGCTGACCCCAGAACTTAAGGCAATCCAAGACAAGTTAATGTCTGGTGCAACTCTGAGTCTTGATGAGGCTAAGAAGGTTGCAGACCTGTATGACCCACTGAAGAAAGCATCTGCAAGCCTGTTTGACTTGGGCACATCGTATCTTGCTAAAACGCCAGAGCAAGTTGCCGCTGACTACATGGCAAAGCAACAAGATTTGTTGGCTCCTAGCCGTGAGCGTCAAATGTCTCAGTTGCAGAACACTTTGTTCCAAACGGGTCGTGGTGGCTTGTCTGTTGGTGCAACAAGTGCCCGTCCTAGTGGTGCTAGAGGTCTTGGCGCAACCACTCCTGAGATGGAAGCCTACTACAACGCATTGGCTCAACAAGATGCTGCTTTGGCAGCAGGGGCACAGCAAGCAGGTCAACAGAGTGTTCTGTTTGGCAAAGGGTTGCTTGGCGCTGGTGGTGAGTTCCTTGGTAAGTACACTGCCGGTCAGACTTCTGCCTATGACCCATTTAAGACTCTCTTAGGCACTGCTGGCACTGTTGAATCAATGGGTGCTGGTGCATTGGATGTGGGTACTGCATTGGGTGGTAGAACTACTACTGCGGCAACTAATGCGGCAAGAACTTTGTTGCCAACCTCATCTGTTAACCCATATAGTTCGTTGTTTACGAGCCTTGCGGATGATCCACAATTTAAGGCGGCAGTTCAATCATTTTTAACTGGCGGTTAAGCCATAAAGGAATAATCATGGCAGATATTGTTGGAAGTTTGTTTGGTGTGACCCCTGAGTTGTACCAAGAGCAACGGGATCAAATGGCTCGTCAACGGGCTATGCAATTGGCACGAATGGCTCCCCTTGAGCAAGCATCCTATGGTGCTGCCAGGGCTGGTCAGCAATTGGGCGGTGCATTTGCCTCTGCAATGGGTGTAGAAGACCCTCAGATGCGTCTCATTAGCCAACGCAATGCCTTGGCACGACAGATTGATATGACTGACCCTGACTCAATCATGCGTGGCGCACAGATGGCGGCTCAGATGGGCGATACATCTACTGCTAGTGCATTAGC